CCCTGGCGCCGGAGGAGATCGGAGAGACTATCGCCGACCGCGCGCGCGATCTCGTCCTTCGATCCGAGGACGGATCCATTGATCGCAATGTTGACATTCCCGAGGCCGCCGGCTTGCGCGAGCGCGGTTTGCCGTTGCCCGAACGGGATCGAGATCATCCCGCCATACCCGCCCGCAATCGCCGCGGCCTCGCCGGCCGTGTACCCCATGCCCATCAGGCCGATCACGCGCGGATCGGAGCTCATCGCCGGCCCGCCGCCGCCGAGCGTCCCGCCCGGATGCACGCCGGACAGGCCGCCGATCGTTTGTCCGCGATCGATCGGGATCGCCTGAATCTCTTTGATCCGTTCGCCGACCTCCGTAAACGCCCCGAGTACGCCGGCGAGCTGATCCTGCACAGATTTGATCATCTTGTCGGTCATGCCGGCCGCGGCGTCCGCCATCCGCGCGTACGCATCCTCCGCGACCTGCGCCTCTTTGTCGTAGCCCTTCGAGACGATCTCGACTTCCTGATTGGCGAGCGCGTACCGCATATTGATGTATTCCTGATCGCGCCCGTATTTTTCGGTGTGCGCCTTGATGTCGGCGTCGGCCTCTTCCCAGATTTTTGAGATCTTGTACGTCGTCACGTCCGTCGAGGCCTTCAGATCGTTGTCGTCGATTTGCTTTTTGACCTTTTGCGTCTCGAGATAGCCCTGGCGCAGGTTCTCCGCTTCTTTTTGCGCGGCCTTGAGGCCCTCCTCAATCGCCTTTGCGTGATCCTTCGCGGCCTTTTCGTCGTCTTTGTGCGCGCGCTCGAGCGCCCGGAGTTGCGTTTCCGTCAGGCCGTAGAGCGTGCCGATATCCTTCCAGGCCACGCCGAGATCGGCGAGCGCCTTCGCGCCTTCGACGATGGTTCCGTCGATCGTCTCGAGGGCCGTATTCGTGTCGGCCGTGGCCGCGGCAACGCGGCCCATCAGGGCGGCCCAATTCTCGTCCGCCTTCTGAATCGCTTGCATGGGCCCTTTGGAGAGTTTGTCGATCGCGTCGGCCTCCTCCTGAATCGTGAGCGTTTTCGCTTGGAGCGCCGCGGCCGTTTTCGGATGGAGCGAGAGCTCCGCTTGCGCGAGGTTGTTGTTGACGTCCAGAATGTTCTGGAGCGGATCCCGCCACTCCTCGTACAACGTCCGCGCGAGCCCGCCAGGACTCACGTTATCGAACATGTGTTGCGCCTTCGGGATCCATTCATCCATCTTGTCGCCGAGATCCTGAATGATCGAGAGGACATTCCCGCCGGCGACAATCCACCGTTGTTTCCAGGCCTCGAGCTGATCGCCCATCTTGTCGAGGCTCGCGATCGTCTCGTCGGACATGACCGACGCGCCGGCGGCGACGTCCCGCATGCCGGCCTTCATCGCCGGGACGAGCTCCTTCCAGTTGCGCCCGAAGGCCTCTTGTGCGATTGCGGCCTGGCGCGTCGGATCGGCAATCTGCCCGATCGCGTCCGCGATCTCCGTGAAGGCGGAATAGGCGTCCAGCGATTTGATGTGATCGAGCGAGATGCCGAGGTCCGCGAGCGCCTTGTTCAGGTTTTTATCGCCGGAGCCGAGTTTTTCCTGCATGTTTTGCACGGCCGACACCATCGAGCTCATCGAGGTGCCGGTCTGCCCGGCGATGTACTGCAACCGTTGAATGTTTTCGGCCGAGATGCCGGTTTGATCCGCCATCTTTTGCACCTGATCGGCCGTCGCGAGGACTTCCTTCCCGAAATTGATCAGGCCGTTGATCGAGGCCTGAATCCCGAGCGCGCCGAGCATCCCGCCGAGCGTCTGGAGCGACGTGCTCCAATTGGTCGTGGCCGTCGCGTTCGCCTGCGTCGCGTTCGCCAGGGTTTGCAAGCCGGCCGGGATCTCATACCCGAGCGCCTTCATTTTCTCAACCGCTTGCGCCGCTTTGCCGGAGACGTTCGCGAGCTCGTCGGCCGTCAACTTCGAGACGCCGCCCAGTTTTTCGACGGCAATCGTCATGAGCGAGGCCTCCTGAATCAAGGCCCGGCCGGAGAACTGATCGCTCATCGCGTCGAGCTGTTTCTGGACCTTATCGGAGCCCTTCGACAGATCGGCGAGCTTGAAGACGGCCGCATCCACGGCGTTCAGGAAGGAGGAAAAATCGGCCTCGAATTTTGCCGTCGGCATTTACGCGGCCTCGTGGCGTTCGTTCAGATACAAGACGAGCTCGTGATAGAGCCGGGCCGGCAGCGCCTCGAGCTCCGGCCAGGACCAGCCCATCAACTGACAGATCGCAAACCGGCCGCGGAGCTCGTCGCGCCAGCCGGGATCGTTTTTTTTTCCGCCTCGTACCGCTCCTCGAGGGCGGCCTCGTGGGCGTCGACGGCCCGGAGGATCTCGTTGAAGCGGGGCACGGTCAGGGAATCGAGCGCGCCCGCCGAGAACGGGATCGGATGCCCCTCGCGATCCGTGAATGACCAGCCGACGACGTACGCCAGGATCCGCGCCGGCGCATAGCGGACGGGATCGAGCGTCGGCATCTCGCCCGGCCCAAACCGACGCCGGCAATCCGCCATCATCGCGCGATGTTCGCCGGCCGTGAGCTCGTGCTTGACCTCGAGGTAGTCGCCGCCCTCGAGTGGGAGCCGGTCGATCGACGGTTCCACGAAATTCTGCATAGATCCTCGTTACGGAATGGGCGTCCCGAGCTCCGCGGAGAACGAGTCCCCGCGGCGCGTGTAACTCACAATGGGCCACCGCATGACGGCCCGGCGCGTCGGCGCCGCGAAAATCAGCGGCCGTTGCGCCAGCTTGAAGGCGTCCGGCTCCACGAGCGTCGCGACCAGGCGCCACTGCTGATTGGCATACGTGAGTGCGTAGCCGTGCACGCGCGCGGCGAGATAGTACGACCAGCGGATCTCGCCGTGCACGCCGCGGACGGGCAGGTTCCCGCCGAGCATGACGCCGCCCGGCTGTTACGGCACTTCCGGCGGTTGGAGCGTCCACGGCCCGGCGCCGGCAAACGAGCCGGAGACGGACACGGCGCCGTTCGCCGCCACATCGACGGATCCGTCGATAAACGCCAAGCCGGAGAAGAAAATCGTCGCGATCTCATCCGTCGGCGTGAGCTTGAGCCCGACTTTCGTCCCGGCGAGCGCGGCGTACAGATACTCGAGATCGTCAGTATCGAACCAGCCGCCGAGCGTACCCTTCACATCCGCCAGGCCCTGGACGTAGACCTTCGTCGTATCGCCGAAGGCCGTCACGTCGACGCGATCGCGCGCCATGTTGAGCGTCCACTTGTTCATCGATCCGACGGTGATGTACGTCGGCGTCGTCGTCGCGGCCGTGCGATCGAGCCCAATCTGCCCGTGTGCGCCATGTATGCGGTTCATAGACTCGCCCTCGTGTTAGACGTCCGGTTGCACCATGATCCGGTAGTACCCGCCGCGCTGCAGCCAGCGGACGGAGGTATTCTCCGGATCGTCGAGACTCCGCGGTTCGCTCAGCGGTTCCGTCCGCTCCGATCGCATGACCTTGTAGCCGACGATCGGGAAGGACGCCGGCGTTTGATCGTGCAGGACGGCATCAATGCGGACGGCCGCGGCGTTCGCCGCGTCGACTTGCGTCGCGAGGACCGTCGCCGCCACCCGGTACAACAGCGTTTCGACACCAAACCCATCAAACGCGTACACGTCGGCATTGCCGGGCACGAGCGTCACCACCACAAAGCGCGCGGAGCCCTGCGGCGCCCGATCGAAGTACACGCCGTCAGGCAGCAAGGCCGCGAGCTCGGCGTCCGCGGCCAGCGCCTGGTAGACGGCCTGATCGATCGCGCCGCTATTCTTCGGCATTGCCGGAGACCGAAAAGCCGGCGCGCCGGACGAGATCGGCGAGCGCCTGGTTCATCGCCGGCCGGCGCCGATCGGCGATCGCGTGGAGACTTTGGGATCGATGCGCCGGCATCACGCCGCGATGCGATCCCGGCCGCCACCGTGTCGTAAACCGATCGACCGTGCCGAGCTCCCAGAAATGCGCATGCGGCGCCCGCGAAAAGACATGCCCGACGGTCGACGCGCCGCCGCGTGCGAGATTGCTTGAGACGCCGGCCCGGAGGTTCCCGCCGGCATACCCGGCGCGCGTCCGCGTGCCTCGCGTCGCCGACGGTTTGTACCCCGGCCCGACGGGATAGCCCGCCAGGAGCTCCGCCTTCGTCTCCTCCGTCGTCCGGCGAATGATGCTCGAGGCCTCGTCGGCGAGCGCGGTCGGAAGGTTCCGGAGGCCTTCCGTAAAGGCGGAGATCCCTTCCCAGGATAGCGAGACACTCATATTTGCCTCGTCTCCGGGAAGGCCGGATCCGCGGCGCGGACGCCCAGGCCGCGCGGATCGGACTCGGCGATATATTCCGCGGCCGTCACCACGAGGTACCGCCGCGCGGCGTGGAGAATTTCGACGCCGAGCACGTCATAGCGATGCTCGACCGTCGGATCCTCGAGGTCCGGCACCCAGATCCGGCAGAGCGACGTGATCCCCGGATGGTAGTCACCCTTCAGGACGTGCGTCGCCGTGGCCTCCACCGTCGAGGCGATCCCGCGTTCGATGTTGCGCGCGTTCGCGTTTTCGATCGCACACCACCAGACCGGCGGATCGAGCGCGACCCATTGATCCGACCAGCCGCCGGCGCCGTCCGGGATCGGATCGCCGGGCGTCTCCGGCCGCGCGCGGTGAGGCAAGGTCCGCATGATCAGGCGATCGCCGAATCCCGGAGTTGCCGCAAGACGTACCCGATCGTCTCCCACGTCCCGGCCCAGGCGTCCCGCGCCGGCCCGGTTGTCCCTGACGGCGCCGCGCCCGTATCGCCGCGGTGATCCCACGCGCACCCCAGATGCAGCAAGGCCGCCTGTTGGACGCACGCCGGCGCCGACGTCGCATCCCACGCCGGATCGTTCGACCGATCGAGGTACCGCCGGATGGCCTCCGAGGCTTGCGCCATCTTCAGATCGAGATCGGCCTCGATCTCCGGTTGCGCCGGCGAGAGAACGAGCCGGAGATGCGACGTCGCCGCGGCCTTCGAGATCACGAGGCCGCCCTCGATCGGGAACACGAGCGCCGGCGTCGTCGGCGTCGTCATGGCTCGCGCCGATCCCGGCCATCCCGGCCGCGTTTGACCGCGAGCGTCCAGGCCGCGGCGCCGTCGGCCGTTTCTGGTCGTGCGCTCGTCGCTTGGTCGCAATGCCAGAGCGATCCGCCCCAGGTCACCAGATCCCCAGGCGTATACCGGAACGAGGGCGCGTAGACGCCGCGATACACCGGCACGGGAAAGGCGATCGCGCCGAGCTCTCGCGTCAGATCCGCCCGTTTGGCGACGACGACGAGGCCGCGATCGCCGCGTTGTTCGATCGCAAGATCGTCAAACCCGAGCCCGTCGGCGCCGTCTTTGCCGTCGAGGCCTGGCGCGCCGTCTTTGCCGTCGGCCCCGGCCGGGCCGGCGAGGAGCGGTTTCACTTCGACGGCCGCCAGGCGTTCACGCACGCCGGCGAGATCGGCAGCGAGCGTCTCGAGCGGCCGGCCAGCGGCCTCGAGCACGGCCACGCGCGTTTCGAGCGGCGCGAGCATGGCCCGGACTGTCGCGACGACGGCCGCGGCCGCTTCATCAGGACTCATGAGCGAAGGCCTTCAGCTGCAGCGAGGAAATAAACGCCGCGAGGAGCGCGTCGGGCGGCGTGGGCGCCGGCGCCGGGGCGGCGAGCGGGTTCTCCGCATCCCGTTGCGCGAGTGCCTCGAGCGAGTAGTACTGCTGTTGCAAGTACGGCGAGGCGCCGCCGGGCACCTTGCCCAGGCCGAAATATTTGTAGCGTGCCTCATCCGGCGAGAGCGCGCCGGCGCCGATCGAATCGGCCGCGGCCTTCGTCCGCGTCTCCGTATCCATCCAGATCAGGCCGTCGATATCGAGCTCCACGCCGAGATTGGCGGCCAGCTCGAGCCCGTCGTCCATCGCGCCCTCGAAATTCACGAGCAGCGTTTGCAAACACTGCGAGTAGTACTGCCGGAACAGATATTCCCATTTTCCGTACGGCGGTTGTTGCGAGGTGTCGATTAGCGACACGGGCACGTGGTAGCACTTGCAGATCTCGGCCGTCGTCCACTGCAATTGCTTGATCAGATCGGCATCCACAGCGGAGACGGAGACTTGCTCGTACTTCATGCCGTCACTGAGCACCGCGACGCGGCCGGCCTTGTCGCCCGTGAATTCGGTTTGCCAAAATTCTTTGATGCGATCGGCCGTCGCTTGCGGAATCGCGCCGGGCGCCGTCAGCACGCCGGACGGTTTGGCGCCTTGCCCGAAAAAGCTCGTCGACGCATTTTGAATCGTGAGGCCCTGAATCGCCGGCGCCGCTGCAGCGAAGATGGGCGAGACGCCGATCAACGGATGAAACAGCGGATACATGAGATCGTGGATAATCTCGCGCGCCGGGACAATGAACCCGCCCCGCGGCCCGGCGAGATCCGTCGGGATCTCGAGGCCGGGAAAGATGCCCGGCGCACCCGTTTGCCACATGCCCGAGCCGAGCTCGTAGTACACGCCGCCATCACTCGCAATCAGCGGCCAGACCTTCGACGGATCGAGGAGATAGAGCGCGGCGACGACGCCGCGCGCGTCGCGTTCCTTGAGGGCGTACGTGTTGCCGTTCGTGAGCTTGGAGAGCATCCAGAGCTCGAGAAATTTCGGCGGAATCTGGTACCGATTCGGCCGGCGCAAGAGCGGCGAGTACGCCGGATTGGTCGTCGGCGTCCAGACGCCCGATCCGTCGTCCTCCACGAGCCGGAGCTCGAGCTTGCCGACGTCCGTCGCAATGAGGGTGACACACGAAAAGGCCGTCGGATTCGAGAGCGGACTGTCGACCGTGAGCGCGACGTTCTCCTGCCAGGCGCCCGTATAGGGTTCCCGAATGACCGGCCGCCACCCGCCACCGCCGGGGCCGCGCCGGATCGGTTCGAACCCTGTCGGCGTCCGCGTGACGCGGATCGGCGAGCGGAAGGCGATCGATCGGCCAAAGAGTTCCATAGTCCTCGAGAACGAGACGCGCGCCGCGATCCTTCAGGAGTAGCGCCTTCCCGGATCGCGGCGCCGTCGCGTACGCGCGTGCCTTATGGCGTGTACGCCGTGCCCGAAATGAAGTGCACCGCGGCCGTCGTCGCCCGGTTCCAATTGATGTACCGCTCCGCCCTGAGGCCGATACAGTTGTTTTGCCAGAGCGAGAAGTTGACGACCGTCGCATCGGCCGGCGACATCGGCGCCGAATCCATTTGCAACGAGGCCTCACGCGAGACGTCGATCGAGACGCCGCCTTCGTCCGCGACGAGAATGTACGACGGATCGAACGCGACGATATTCGTCCCGACCACGCTCGAGACGATCACCGAGAGGCCGCCTTCGATTGTCCCGCCGCCGACCGTCAGACCCGGAAACACCGGCGCGCCCATCGCGTTCCGTTTCATCGACAGCGTGAGCGCATTCGTCGGCGACATGACGACGACGACACTCGAGAGCGGAATGTTGGACGTCGCGAAGGCCGCCAGCAAGGCGTGAATGTCGGCCACGGGATCGGCCGTCGCCGCGATCGGCGTCACGCCGTTCGTGATCGAGGCCGGATGTACGCCGGCCACGTACGCGACGGCCGGATCCAGAAATTGCTGATCCAGAAAGCCCGCGATCCCCTTGATCATCTCGTCCCGGATCAAGGCCTCCGCCGACGGGACGGACAACCGCGCGAGCTCGTCCGTCAGGACAATGATCCCGGCCGCCTTCGACACATAGAGCCGGACGGATCCGAAGGCCGCCGCGGTGACGGGTTTCGGTTTTGCCTCGCCGACCCAGTTGTACGTCCCGCCGCCGGTCTGCATCGGGACGGCCGCGTTGAAGGGTACGGTCCGGAGGCCCGGCACGCGCCCGATCACCGTCGCCGGCCGGAGCAGTTCGATAAATTCACTGGTGATCACCGTCGTGGGGACGAGCGGCCCGGCCCACGTGGGATCGGTCGTCGTGCCCGGCGCGACGGCCGCCTTCAGATAGAGCTCGATCTCCGGCGTGTCTTTGTACTGTTTGGCAAACTCGAGCGCCGCGTACCGTTCGCCCTTCGCGCGGAGCAGACAACAGGCCACGCGCGCCAGACGGATGCCCGGTTCGATCGCCGGTTTGCTCGAGAGCACGAGCGGCGCGCCGGCCGCGCGCGTCGCCATCGGGACAACCGTCGCCGTCTTGACGGCCAACCGCTCGAGCTCGCGGAGGCGTTCGAGTTGCGCGTCGATCGCTTTGATCTCGGCGGCGTACTCGTCGTACTTCGTCGCCTCGTCGCCCTCGAGCGCGACGCCGGTTTCATTGCTTTTCGTCATCAGCGAGGCCATGAGGCCGGCCGTCGCCGCGCGTTTGTTTTCCCATTGGGTCAGGGATTCACTCGTCGTCATGGGTTGACCTGTGATCGAGACGCCCGTGGCGCCGGGCAGGGTCAGGCCGGCCGCGGCCTTGATCGTAAGAATCGTCGCGTCGACATTGGCCGGGATCGTCACGAGCGAGAGCTCGCAAATTTCCACCTTGCCGAGTTTGAGGACGCCGTTGGCGAGCCGTTCGACGGCGCGCTCGAGGATGCGGAATCCGATCGACACGCCGCGGACGACTTTGGCCGCGACACTCTGCCGCGCCTCGTCCGTGCGGACTTTGAGCGGCCCGGCCTCCGGTACGTCCGCGATCTCCGCGTCAAACGTGATCGCCGTATCGGTTTTCGTCAGCCAGGCCAGGCCGATCGGTTGCGCCTGATCGTGGCGCCAGAGCAGCGGGACGGGGTTCGTAAACGAGACGCCGGCGAGATCGATAATTTGGTTGTCGCGATCGACCGTCGGCGTCGAGGCGACGCCGGAGAAGCGCCGGCCGGCAAACGCTTTGATCTCGAGCCGTGCGTACAGCTGATCCACGAGTGTCGACGAGGATCGGCCGAGATCGGTCTATTGTCGAGTTTGTCGGTTTTTTTCCAGGCGCCGCCGGACGAGCTCCGGGACACTCACCGCGGCCCGGATGGCCTGGCGCGCGAGCGCGTCGTAGTGTTTCGTCGGGAGTGTCAGCGTGAGATGCGTCGAGGTGTCCCCGGGCGCCAGGCGCGGCCGGCCGGGCCGTCGTCGAATCCGCATACGCGCCTCTCAGTAAATCAGGACTTGATATTGCGGCGCCTTCGGGCGCCGGACGATCCGATCGATCAGCATATCGAGTGCGACCTGGCCGTCAATTTTATCGCCGGCGCGCTCCTTCGCCGGCCGCATTTCCCCGCGGACGCCGTGCCGGACGACGTAGTTGCCGGCCATCCAGGCCAGGATCGGATCGCCGCCGTGACAGAGCACGCCCGTTTGAATGAGCTCGAGTTTCCGGCGGATCGCCTCGTTCAGTTGAAACCCCTGGCCGGTGTGCACCATCGTGATCCCGCGGCCGGCGAGGTTTTGCGCCATTTGCTCCGCGAACCGGTTATCGTACGCCACTTCCCGGATGCCGTCGGCGGCGCAATCGGCGGCGACCGCGGCCTCGATCGTGGCGTAGTCCGTCGTCGGCCCCGGCGTCACCACCAGGCCGGCGCGCCGAAACTCCTCATACGGCCGGTTCGGAAACCGCTCGAGCGCGCCCTCCGGGACCCAGAACCGACAGCGGACGACGAGCCGGCCGTCGTCGAGCATCCAGCCGCGGACCCAGGCCGAAAAGTCATCCGACATGCCGAGATCGAGGCCGCCGTACGCCGGCACGCCGACGAGCTGCTCGCCGGCCGGCGGCGCCTGACACGCGAACCACTGCGCGAGCGCGATCGCGCGCGTGATCGCCTGCGTCCAGACACAAAAATTGAATCGAAGGAGATCGGAGACGGCCTCCGGCCGGCCTTTCGCCTGCGTCACGAGCTCCCGGAGATAGGACCACGGCAACGAGATCCCGAGATTCGGGTTCGCCTTGCGCCAGTGCTCGCCCTCCGTGCGCCAGTCGTCGCAGTCGGCGCAGTCGTCCGTCGGAAATTCCTTGCCGGCGGCGAGGCAGGCCGGGCAGGGATCCATCCCGGCCACGAAGGCAAACCACGTCGGATCCCGGATGGCGCCCT